TTATACTATTATTTAGGCTTTTTCGGAATGAAACGCTTTAGTTGTCTAAAGTAATTCTGCTGTAAGTTGACTAAATGAAAATGTAAATGATGATTCTATTAATTCTGGGTCTCTATAATTATAAGTTATACCGTTTAAGCTAGTAATAAACGACTTATAAAAATTCCACTGGATTTTCTTTTCATTGTACTCATCTAATCCGTATACAGTTATATTAGTTTGATAAGACTGTAACGACCCGGCGCTATTAGCAATAAAAGTCTCGCCGTTACTAGTCTGATATTTTGTTTGAGCAACTAAATCGTTGTTATCAAAAGTACTGGTTTTAGCATTATTAATAAAATCTAACCACTTCCACAATACCCACCAGTTATTAAATCTATTATCCACAGTAAAATTAACTGTTACTTCTTGGTAGTTCTGTCTCTTACCGGTTGCTACGTTTAGAGACTGACCCGAATAAGGTAAATTAGCAGCAAGTATAGTAGCTGCCGGTACTATTGTGCCGTATACTGAATACTGTAAAGAGTCTAAATAAACTTTATCAGATTCTCTACTGCTAGGGCTTACTATATTTATTTTTTTGAGCGGGTCAGGTAAATTTAAAACTAATAGAAATTTATCTTTTCTATTTTTATTAAGAATAGATTGTTGTATAGTACTCATTATTTTGTTAATACATATACACCGCTAACAGTATTAAACCCTATTTTAATACCACTAGTGCTCAACCCACGCGGCTCGGTTTTTACTTTTTCTAAATCAAGCTCATAAAACGTTGCAATACTCTGAGCTTCCTGTGGAGTCAAAGTCTCAATACCGTTTTTCTTTGCTTTAAGTCTTTCTATTTTAGGAAAAGGAGTCTCTACATTGGTATGGCTCCGCGCTACCATACCCACAGTTTTAACATTAGGGCTTGTCGCTCTATTTACCCCAGCAGTTAGGCCTTGGTGTCGTGGTCCGCGTTTTTCTAGACCGCCTACAGACATATATGTTTTAAAATTTTCCTGCTTTAAAGACAAAAGAGCATCTTTTTTAGCAAGCACACCTTTTATAAGACGTTCTATGTCTCCAGAGCGGCGCAGTTCTTTATATGCTAAATTTTCAGGAGAAAATTCCCCTTCTTTTTCTAAACCTACTTTACGTACGTTTAATATTTTTTCTTTTGCTTTTTCGGCGCATTCTACATCGCATTCAGGTCCTAAAGCAAAATTAATCATTTGCAGTAGAGTTTGTTTTTTCTTTAATACTTGCGCGACATCTACTTGAGAAGCGCTTTCTACTCTCTTAGGTTTAACTAACCATTTATCTGTTTTTAAGGAATAGACCCCAGTAGAGTGGTGCGGATCATAAATGCCTTGTATGTATACTTCTACTTCATACCCCTTTACAGATATATTACGAGTTATATTCCAAATTGTTTTTTTAGCATTAAAATAGTCTTTTAATAAATCCGAAGATGCGTTATAATCGGTAAAGTCTGTAAGAATATGCAAATCAAAGTCACTATGCTTAGTATAATTAAAATTAGCTAATGACCCGGTTAAAGTTATATCGTGTACATCTACTTCTATTTCAATAAAATCTAAAAATGCTGCAGCAATAGTTAAAAGCTTGTCTTTTATTTCCGGGTCGAGTTTACCGTCTTTCCAGAGTACAGGATTTAATATTTCATGATATGCGTGAGTAATACTGTTTGCAGATAGGGACATATTACGTAAATATTTACTACGTGAGCCACTATTTAAAACTCTTCGAAGATATTGTTAATACTAATAATCCGAGTGTATATCAGGAGAAAGTTAACAAGATAATAGAATATCTTAAAAACAAGGATAAGGTTTTATTATTAACTACATCTAATCGCTGGGAAGGAGATAAAGAAACTCCTAAAAGTACTCTACTTGCGGAATATATAAAAGATAAAGTAGGTAGTAACGTAGAACTTATAGATGTTAGTAAGCTCACTATACATTGCTGCGAGGGCAATGTAAGCAAAATGGAAGGCAATAATTGCGGAGTAAAAGACTCTGCTTTAAAAGATAAAGAAAAAAACCCTTCTGGTAATCATAGATGCTGGGCTTCTATTAATAATAAAGATGATGAACTGTGGAAGGTATCTAAGCCTTTATTAGAGTCAGATTGTATAATATTTTTTATAAGTGTGCGCTGGGGTCAAGCCAATAGTATATATCAGAAATTAATAGAACGTTTGAACTGGCTAGAAAATAGACATACCACTTTAGAAGAAGATAATATAATAGCAGATAAAGAAGTCGGTATCATTGGTCTTGGACAAAATTGGAACGGAGAAAATGTAATTAAAACTCAAAAACAAGTATTAAATTTTTACGGGTTTAAAGTAGTAGATGGTCTTTGTTTTAACTGGCAATACACTAAAGACGTTAACGACGAAACCCAAAAGAGCTATAGAGAAGCCCCTAAAGCCTTTGAAAAGGTATTTGGTATAGAAGTATAAAAACTATTCATGCCTAAAAGCATCGGAAAAGACCAAAATTTTTATCTTGGTAATAAAAATTTACCTGCTCCAGAAACTCAATTCGAGTGGACGCAGGAAATGGTTGAAGATCTAGAAAGAGCTAGAAAATCCATATTACACTTCTCTCGTTTTTTCTATATTGTTAATCTTGACGAAGGTAAGCAACCTATTAAGCTTTATCCATACCAAAAGCGCATATTAAAAGCTTTAGTTGAAAACAGATTTAATGTAGTGTTAGCTTCCCGACAAATAGGTAAAACTACTATTCTTACTATATTTGCATTATGGATGGTCTGCTTCAATGATGATTACAGAGTGTTACTTATAGCTAATAAGGAAGGTACAGCTAAAAACATCTTTAAACGTATTCGCTTAGCGTATGAAATGTTACCAAACTTTTTAAAGCCTGGTGTAGTAAACTACGCTAAAGAGGGTATGGAACTAGCTAACGGTAGTTCTATAGGTATTAGTACTACTACTTCAGATGCAGCTCGTGGTGAATCTATTAATTGTCTCTTAATTGATGAGGCTGCATTTATACCTTCTGAATTTATGGACGACTTCTGGGAATCAGTATTCCCAGTTATTTCTTCATCTAAAAAGTCTAAGATTTTTATGCTGTCTACTCCAAACGGAGTAGGGAATTTATTCTTTAATACATATAATGACGCTACCTTAGACAAAAACGGATGGCATCATGAAAGAGTTGATTGGTGGGAAGTACCTGGTAGAGATGATAAATGGAAAGATATGACTGTAAGAGCTCTTGGTTCAGTAGAAGCATTTAACCAAGAATACGGTAACGAATTTAGAGCAGTTGGAGAAAATTTATTTGATAAAGATCAAATTGATGAACTAGAAAAAACAGCCCCCGACCCTATATATGTAGATGATGACGGGGTACTAAAAGTATATAAGGATAGAATTGATGGTCATTATTATTCTATAGGGGTAGACGTAGGGGAAGGAATAGGAAGAGCTAATTCAGTTGTACAAGTACTAGACGTAACTGATTTGATCAATATAGAACAGGTGGCAGTTTATGCTTATAATAAATTAGACCCATTTAACTTTACCGCTAAATTAATAGAAATTGCTGCTCAATGGGGCAACCCTCCTCTTTTAGTAGAACGCAATAATTGCGGCGCCCAAGTTATTGATGCCTTAATGCATACCCATCAATATCTTAACATAGTTAAATATACACCAAGTATGGGGTCATATACTGAAAAAGCAGAAAAAGATAACCGCATGGGTATATATTCTCATACTAATAGTAAATTTAACTCAATGTCTAACTTCAGATATTGGATGAATGTACTAAGATGTGTTAAAATAAATGATAAAAATACTTTAGAAGAGTTTAAAACATATATTAGACAAGATAACGGGGTTTGGAAAAAACAATCTGACAAATATCTTGATGATAGAGTAGAAGCTCTAATATGGGCTATTTTTATATTAGATACTAAGGTAGTAGAGCAGTTTTATGAAGTAACAGAAAAAGACGGTAACGGAAAACCTCTTAAAGTAGTACCAAATAATTGGGATCCATTTATAGTTAGTATGCCTAAGCCGTCAGAAGTTTTAAATAAATTTAAAACAGAAAAAGATAGAGAGATAACTGTACCAAATAATCCCGTTTTTATACCTGGTTTAGAAGGAGATAATCCTGAGCTTGAGGAGCTGAATTCTTTAGGGTGGAAGCAGCCTAACTTTTCGCCTGCTACTAGAATGCTACCTAGTTCAGGTTTTCTTAAATTTTGACAATAAAAAAGCCCGTCTTAAGACGGGCTTTGAAGTTCTATGTCAAAATATCTTATTCGAAGGCGTTATCGGTGCCTTTATTTACCTTAAGATTGCCTACTTGGTTGTTACCAGTTGGCTTTTGATAGCCCTTGTCGAAGTCCTTGGCCTTCTGTACGGTACCGTCGCCGCCTTTTGGCCCGCCTTGTTCATGAGCAGCACCTACTGGCTTAAGAGCGCCTACCTTATGAATCTTGTGGCCGTCTTTAAGTTGTTCGGACTTAGCACCGTGTCCAACACCGGCATGACCGAGGTCTTCAGCATCAACTGCTTCATCCATGGTGTCGTCTTCTTCATCTTCTTCCATTACTGGCTCTTCTTCACCACCGGCACTCATGCCCATATCTGGCTTTTGCTCTGCATGCTTCTTGAGTGCTGAAAGTACTTTTTCAAGCATATCAATAATTTCGGTGTGAGTGATTTCTTCGCCGCCTTCAGTACCGGCAGCATCAGGTGCTACTTCGTCACCGCCTACGTCACCGCCCATATCACCGGCAGGAGTAATTGGTGTAGCTTCATCTTCTTTTACAAAAGGCACGCCGTTGATAGCGTCTTCGTATAGTTTATCGAATTTTGATTTTGACATAGTAAATGATGGTTTATTATATTTAGTAGATTTTGGAGTAGTTTCTACTTCTTCCTGTATTTTTTCTTTTGGCTGTGTTTGTTTAGCTGCTTCTTTTTGATGGGAATTGTCGTGCTTTTCTTCTTTTTCCCCTTCCTCGGAAGTATGGTCTTCAGCCTTCTTCATGACTTTCTTTGAGCTTCCTGGATCTTGCTTTTCATCAACCTTATTAAAATTATCAGCAGCTTTTGGTCCAGTGTCTTTAGCAAGCTCTTCTTTTTCTTTACCGAATCCTTCTCCTACTTTAGGGGCGGTCCCTTTTGGTAAGTAGTTAGTTGCATCAGTTAAAAGAACCTCATTGTACTCTCTAACCTTAGGTTCGGTAACTTTTACGGATTGTACTTTGCTTGAGTATAGCTCACTAAGATCACTAAGATTTTTTATTTTAGCCATTGTAATAATTATATTTAGTAAGCCCTAGTATAAAACTAGCATTCTCTGTAAATATTTTTAATGTCTATAGCTAGTTATTGTGTTGACACCGGTTCATATACTGTCCCCGCTGTAAACGGAAATACTGAATGTCTTTCCGGGGGCTTACGCTATTTAGATGTAAACAATACGTACTATGAACGGTTTATATTTAATAACTGGTGGAAAGAACAAATTAGTCAGTACGGCCAAAAGATTAACTACTATATTAACAAGTACTCTCTTTCTGCGCACGATTATTTTTACGGGGAGCAACCACTTGCCGGTTTTGCAACCCCGGTCCCTATGGTTTTTGCTATCATATTAAATAATGATAGTATTATATTAAGCAAATTTGGTTTGCAAGGTACTGCAGATCTAACTGCAATTATTGCAATAGACACGTTCACTACAACTCTTACTAGCTCGTCTTTAAGTGGTATAGCAACTATATATACATATGAGCCTAAAGCAGGAGACTTAATTGAAATGTCTGAATACGGTACAACGAGACCAAACGGGCGTAGCGGACAAATATACGAAATTACAGAACGTGTTGATCAAAAAGGCGGTGCTAATAATCAATTATTAGGTCACTACGTATGGATGATACAAGCTAAACGTTACGACTACACTTACGAGCCTGCCGCGCCTCGCGAGGCTAAAATGGACCAGGTTTATGATAATAAAGCTGACGGCCTGCTCAACAACTTACCTAAGATTCTTGAAACTAAAGAATACACCCAATTTGTTGATAAAGATTCGGCAAATATTTTTGATTACGCAGAAAACCCGCAATCTAATACCAACGTATATGGCGATTACGAAGACACCAATATACTTGTAAACTATATAGGCGTTACTAATGCTGCAGGGTCAGCTACTGGAGCGGTAGGTGCATCTGCAACTAATGTTTATGTTGTCGCGCAAAGCCCGAGCAATTATTCCGGTTCCGTTTCAATTTCTGCTGCAAACCTCACAGAGCAAAACTTACTACTACTTACTGCACTGCTTTCAGGAAATCCTGCCCTGAGCGGTCTTACATTAACATCGTTCACTTGCTAAATATAATATAATGTCCGCTGATACGCCTACCCTTATATTCCCACACGAGCTACCATCGGTACCAGGTGCGCCATTATCAGGTACAGACATACTTTTTTTAGAAAGAAATAATTTAGACGGCACATACACCTCTTACTCGGTAACGCTTTCAGCGCTTTCTGCTGGCGGTTATTTTGGCCCTCAAGGCTATCAAGGCGTACAAGGTACGCCAGGTGTAATCGGTCAAGATGGTGCTTCTGGTTATTCTGGTTATAGTGGTGCTGCTTTTGTAGGCTCTTCCGGTTATAGTGGTTACTCGGGGTACTCCGGGTATTCTGGCTATAGTGGCTACTCAGGCTATTCAGGTTACTCCGGGGATAGCGGGTATTCAGGCTATTCTGGTTACTCCGGTTATTCTGGCTACAGTGGTTACTCCGGGTATTCTGGGTATAGTGGCTACTCAGGTTACTCAGGTTATTCCGGTTATTCTGGTTACTCCGGTTATAGTGGAGATTCTGGTTACTCCGGTTATAGTGGTTACTCTGGTTATAGCGGTTATTCCGGTTATTCTGGTTACTCTGGTTATAGTGGTTATTCTGGTATAAGCGGTTATTCAGGTTATTCTGGCTATAGCGGGTATTCTGGTTATTCTGGCTATAGCGGGTATTCTGGTTATAGCGGCGAGTACGGCGGAGCAGTTGCTCTTTATCAATACTCAAGTAATACCAGTGAAGGAGATCCGGGGTTTGGTTATATAACATTTAATGCTACCCTTACCGCGGCTTCGAAAATGTTTATAAGCCATATAGATGGAGCCGGTAATAATATTTTTGCGTGGCTTGATTCTTGGGACGATAGTAACAACCCTATTTTAGGTTATTTAAAAATTTCTAAATTAACTGATACTCAGTCCTATGCTTCATTTAATGTAACAGCTACTTCTGCTCAATCAACCTACGATTTAATTACCGTACAACCTCTTAATGTATATGGTACAATATTAAGCGGAGACTCAATAGCAGTATCGTTTGTACCTGCAGGGTTTTCTGGTTATAGTGGTTATTCTGGTTATTCTGGTTACTCCGGTTACAGTGGGTATTCAGGCTATTCAGGTTACTCTGGTTATAGTGGCTATAGTGGTTACTCTGGTTATAGCGGCTTTAGCGGTATATCTGGTTACAGCGGGGATTCTGGTTATTCTGGTTACTCCGGTTACAGCGGGTATTCCGGTTATTCAGGTTACTCTGGTTATAGTGGCTATAGTGGTTACTCCGGTATAAGTGGTTACTCCGGTTACTCCGGCTACTCAGGGTATAGTGGTTATTCTGGTTATAGTGGTTATTCTGGTATAAGCGGTTATTCTGGTATAAGCGGTTATTCGGGAGATTCTGGTTATTCAGGTATATCTGGCTATAGTGGTATATCAGGTTATAGTGGCTACTCTGGTTATTCTGGCTATTCTGGTTACAGTGGGTACTCCGGTTACTCTGGCTATTCAGGTATATCAGGTTATAGTGGAGATTCTGGGTATTCAGGTTATTCAGGTATATCTGGCTATAGTGGTTACTCGGGTTATTCTGGCTACTCTGGTATTTCTGGTTACGTAGGATTTAGCGGTTATTCGGGAGATTCTGGTTACTCAGGTATATCTGGCTATAGTGGTTACTCAGGTTATTCTGGCTACTCTGGGTACTCTGGGTATTCTGGTTATAGTGGAGACAGTGGTTACTCTGGGTATTCTGGTTATAGTGGAGACAGTGGTTACTCTGGGTATTCTGGTTATAGTGGTTATAGTGGTTATTCTGGTTACAGCGGGGATTCTGGCTACTCTGGCTACTCTGGCTACTCTGGGTATTCTGGTTATAGTGGCGATAGCGGTTACTCCGGGTATTCCGGTTATAGTGGCTACTCAGGTTACTCAGGTTATTCCGGTTATTCCGGAATAAGCGGTTATCAAGGCTTTAGCGGTTACTCCGGTTATTCAGGATTCAGCGGCTTTAGCGGTATATCAGGTTATAGTGGTTATTCTGGTATATCCGGTTACAGCGGTGATAGTGGTTACTCCGGGTATTCTGGTTATAGTGGCTACTCCGGTTATAGTGGATACTCTGGTATAAGTGGCTACCAAGGTTTCAGCGGGTATCAAGGCTTTAGTGGTTACTCCGGTTACAGCGGTGATAGTGGTTACTCCGGGTATTCTGGTTATAGTGGCTATTCCGGTTATAGTGGATACTCTGGTGTAAGCGGGTATTCTGGTGTATCAGGTTATAGCGGCTTTTCAGGTTATAGTGGCGATAGCGGGTACTCTGGTTATAGCGGGTATTCTGGTTATAGTGGTATTTCCGGTTACTCTGGTTATAGCGGCTTTAGCGGTATATCTGGTTATAGTGGTTACTCCGGTTACAGCGGAGATTCCGGTTATTCCGGTATATCAGGTTATAGCGGCTATTCCGGTATTTCAGGTTGGTCAGGGTATTCTGGTATTTCTGGCTATTCTGGAGACTCTGGTTATAGTGGCTGGTCAGGCTATTCTGGTTATAGCGGTATAAGCGGTTACAGCGGTTATTCAGGTATTTCTGGTTATAGTGGTATAAGTGGTTACTCTGGTATTTCTGGCTATTCTGGTATGTCCGGTTATTCCGGTTATAGCGGTATAAGTGGCTATCAAGGTTTTAGCGGTATAAGCGGTTATTCTGGTTATAGTGGTTATTCAGGCTTGAGTGGGTATTCTGGTATAAGTGGTTATAGTGGTATAAGCGGTTACCAAGGCTTTAGCGGTTACCAAGGTTTTAGTGGTTATAGCGGTATATCTGGGTATTCTGGTTATAGTGGAAATAGTGGTTATAGCGGTTATAGCGGTATAAGCGGGTACTCAGGCACCTCAGGTTATTCCGGTTATTCTGGTTATAGCGGTTTTTCAGGTTATAGTGGTTATAGCGGTATAAGTGGGTTTTCAGGATATTCTGGATACTCAGGCATTTCTGGTTATAGTGGAGACAGTGGTTACTCTGGGTATTCTGGTTATAGCGGTATATCAGGTTATTCTGGATACTCAGGCATTTCTGGTTATAGTGGCCATAGTGGTATATCAGGTTACTCAGGTTATTCTGGAGTTTCGGGGTATAGTGGTATATCAGGTTACTCAGGCTATTCTGGTATAAGCGGTTATCAAGGATTTAGCGGTATAAGCGGTTATCAAGGATTCAGCGGTATAAGTGGTTATTCTGGTATATCTGGCTACAGTGGCTACAGTGGCTATAGCGGCTACAGCGGTTCCGGGGTTTCTGGTTATTCAGGGTTGAGCGGGGCCCCTGCGGTAGGTGTAACTTACTACTATACTAATAGTGCATCTGATATAGTAGGGTATGAAGTATTAGACATTGCCCCAGATTTTGACGCTGAAACGTTTTTCACAGTAACGTTTACGAATTCAGCTGTAAACTTTATTGATCAACTAACTCCAATAGGAGAACCTGGAGCAATTCAAATACCGGTAGGCACTTGGCAGTTCAATACATGGTATTATGTAAACAATGCTGGAGATGTAAGATTACAATTTACCGTTTATAAACGCAGTACTGGTGGTACTGAAACCCCTCTTTTCTCCGCTGTAAGTGATTTCTTAACTAACACCGATATTAATAACCCGGGTAATTTAATTACTAACTTTACTATATCTACAGCTAAAGAGTTAGATATTACTGATAGATTAGTAGTAAAAGTATCTGCAGAATGCTCCGCACCTGGTCAATCTAGAACTGTAAGAGTATACTATGAAGGTACGGAACATTATAGTAATATTTCTACTGGTATATACCGCGGTGCAATAGGCGTATCCGGCTACTCCGGAGCATCTGGTTATAGTGGTGTTTCTGGATATTCAGGTATATCTGGCTATAGCGGCTATTCCGGTATTTCAGGTTGGTCAGGGTATTCTGGTATTTCAGGCTATTCCGGTTATCAAGGTTTCCAAGGCGTACAAGGCGTACAAGGCGTACAGGGCATACAAGGCTCATCTGGTTATTCCGGTATAAGTGGTTACTCCGGTATATCTGGTTACCAAGGCTTTCAAGGGGTGCAAGGAGTTTCAGGCTATTCTGGTATAAGCGGTTACTCCGGTTATCAAGGATTCCAAGGTGTACAAGGAGTACAAGGAGTCTCCGGTACATCTGGTTACAGTGGCTATAGTGGTTTTAGCGGCTACTCAGGCTACTCTGGTTGGTCTGGCTTTAGTGGTATATCAGGCTTTAGTGGTATATCAGGCTTTAGTGGTATATCAGGTTGGTCTGGTTATAGTGGGTATTCCGGTATATCAGGCTATCAAGGCACCCAAGGCAATCAAGGCGCAGCAGGTGTACAAGGGGTCTCCGGATACAGCGGCATATCAGGCTATCAAGGCTTCCAGGGCGTACAAGGAGTGCAAGGTATTCAAGGTATTCAAGGTGTTCAAGGTACTTCTGGCTTTAGTGGCATAAGTGGTTATCAAGGCTATCAAGGCGTACAAGGCGTACAAGGCGTACAAGGCGTGCAAGGTACTTCTGGCTTTAGCGGGTACTCTGGTTATAGTGGTATATCTGGCTGGTCTGGCTACAGCGGTATATCTGGTTTTAGCGGTATCTCAGGGTATTCTGGTTGGTCTGGTTACAGTGGCTATAGTGGTTTTAGCGGCTACTCAGGCTATTCTGGTAGAAGTGGGTATCAAGGATTCCAAGGCGTACAAGGCAACCAAGGCAACCAAGGTAATCAAGGTAATCAAGGTGTACAAGGAGTACAGGGTATACAAGGAGTACAAGGTGTTTCTGGTTATCAAGGATTCCAAGGTGTACAAGGGGTACAAGGTATACAAGGTGTACAAGGTGTTTCTGGTTTCAGTGGCTACTCTGGTTATAGCGGTTATCAAGGCTTTCAAGGCAATCAAGGTACTGCTGGAGTACAGGGTAATCCAGGCAACCAAGGCAACCAAGGTAATCAAGGCGCTGTCGGTACCTCTGGCTTTAGTGGTTACTCTGGTATATCCGGCTATCAAGGATTCCAAGGTAACCAAGGTAATCAGGGCAATCAAGGCGCAGCTGGTAGCAATGGCGCACAAGGAGCGGCCGGTAGCAATGGTGCACAAGGCGCTGCTGGTGCTCAAGGTAATCAAGGAGCTGCTGGTGCGCAAGGCGCGTCTGGCACTTCTGGCTTTAGTGGTTACTCTGGTATATCTGGCTATAGAGGCTTTCAAGGCAACCAAGGCAACCAAGGCAACCAGGGCGCCGCTGGCGCTCAAGGGGCCGTAGGTACCTCAGGGTTTAGCGGTTATCAAGGTAACCAAGGAGCAGCTGGCGCGCAAGGTAACCAAGGCGCGGCTGGCGCACAAGGGGCTGTAGGTACTTCAGGGTTTAGTGGTTATCAAGGTTTCCAGGGCAATCAAGGCCCGCAAGGGGTTTCTGGTTATCAAGGCTTCCAAGGAGTACAAGGAGTACAAGGCGTACAAGGCACTTCTGGTTTTAGCGGTTATTCCGGTTATTCTGGTATATCTGGATATAGAGGTTTCCAAGGCAATCAAGGAAATCAAGGCAATCAAGGCAATCAAGGCGCAGCTGGCGCCCAGGGTAACCAAGGCAATCAAGGTAATCAAGGAGCACAAGGCTTTTCTGGTTGGTCTGGCTATACAGGGGTATTTGGCGGGGACACCCAACCTTATAAATTCTCTACTAGCACAACTGTTTCAGACCCGGGGGCAGGGTACTTAAGATTTAATAACATCAGTGTAGGTAGTGTAACTGCAATTTATATTAATCCTACTAATGATGATAGTGTAATAATTAGTAGCTGGATAAACTCCCTTACTGCTTCAACCAATCCTGTTGAAGGTACTATACGTATCTTTAATCGCTATTCAAGCGCTAGTTTTGTAGAATACCAATTCACTGGTTTAATTAATTATTCTAGTTTTTACGCTCTTTATGTTAGCTATGTAGTAAACGGTGGTAGTAGCTTTACTGACAATCAACAAATAGCAGTAAGTTTTGCACGAGCCGGGGATCGTGGTGCTCAAGGTAACCAAGGCAATCAAGGTAATCAAGGTAATCAAGGCAATCAAGGCGCGGCTGGTGCACAGGGCAACCAAGGTGCAGCTGGCGCCCAGGGCAACCAAGGCGCCGCAGGCAGTAATGGCGCTCAAGGTGCTGCTGGTAGTAATGGTGCCCAAGGAGCAGCAGGCGCGCAAGGAGCAGCAGGCGCGCAAGGAGCAGCAGGGAGTAATGGTGCCCAAGGGGCAGCAGGTGCGCAAGGTGCAGCAGGCGCCCAAGGAGCATCTGGTACGTCAGGGTATTCCGGCTATAGAGGCTTCCAAGGTAACCAAGGCAATCAAGGCAACCAAGGTAATCAAGGCGCTGCTGGCGCGCAAGGTAACCAAGGTAATCAAGGTAATCAAGGTGTTATCGGCGCTCAAGGTGCTCAAGGCGTACAAGGCGTACAAGGTAATGCTAACGCGTCTGGTACTCAAAACTTTGTAGCTAAGTTTACCTCGGGCACTGCATTAGGTAACAGTCAAATATTTGATAACGGTACAAACGTAGGTATCGGTACCCAAGGTGCTGCTTATAAACTTGAAGTAAGCGGATCATTTGCCGCTACTACCAAGAGTTTCGTAATCCCTCACCCAACTAAACCAGGTAAGAGATTAGTATACGGTGTTATTGAAGGTCCGGAACATTCAGTATTTATACGCGGCGTTACAACTGACGCAGTAATATATCTACCAGATTATTGGGTCAATCTAATAGATGAAAATACTATTACCGTACAGCTTACCCCAATTGGAGTCTTTCAAAAACTAGTAGTAACAAAAGTTACAAATAAAGCTATTTACATAAAGAATGAAAATACCTTTAGCAAAAATATTAACTGTTACTTCTATATTCAAGCTGAACGTAAGGATATACCTAAACTAGAAGTGGAGGTATAATATGGGAACATTTTACGGACCAAAACTTGTTACAAGTGGGTTAGTATTATGCGCAGACACAGGTAATATAAAAAGTTATCCGGGTTCTGGTAATGTATGGAAAGATATAAG